ATAACATAATGGCTAAAAAAGAAACGTATAAATTTCCAACCTCAACCAATCCGATAGCTTCACTTATCAAGCAACGGCGTTTGCAGATTCTCGTACACTCTTGTATTTACTATCAATTGGATAGTAATATTGTTAGTGATGAACAGTTTGATGCATGGGCAAAGGAACTAGAAAAGTTGATGAAAGAAAATCCTGGATTGTACAGCGATAGATTTGATTATGCCTTTGATGGCTGGGATAGTTCTTCGGGGTTTAATTTGCCTAATCGGGATCCTTGGATACTAGGTCAGGCAGAATATTTATTAAAGCACTCTTAGCTCAATTGGATAGAGCACCGGCCTTCTAAGCCGGGGGTTGGTTGGGTTCAAGTCCCCCAGGGTGTACCAAATTTAGGATGATAATGTTTAAACATAAAGAAATTGATATAGTAGAAGCTGTTGCAAAAAGTACTCCGAACGGAAGGATGTATGAAACACCGGATGGGTCTTCTTATCCATCAGTAACTACTGTTATGTCTTACATGACACAGGACAGTATAAAGGCATGGCGTGAAAGAGTAGGCGAAGAAGAAGCCAACAAGATTAGTAATCAAGCAGCAACCCGTGGTACTAAAATACATGATTTGTGTGAGCAAATACTTTTGAATGAGGAAGTATCATACGATAAACTCAGTCTCCTAGACAAAGAAATGTTTTTTAAATTTAAGCCTTTGCTTGATAGAATCAATAACATACATGCATTAGAAACTGCGTTATACAGTCACCACTTGCGCCTGGCAGGCAGAGTAGATTGTATTGCAGAATTTGATGGCAAACTCTGTGTCATTGATTTTAAGACTTCAAGAAAGCCTAAAAGAAAGGCCTGGATTGATAATTACTTTATGCAATGTACCGCTTACGCTATAATGTTTGAAGAAATGACAAAAATACCTATTCCTACAATAGCTTTGCTTATATGTGTGGAAGGTGATGATCCTCAGGTCTTTATTGAAAAAAGAGACAATTATGCCGAAAAATTGCTAGATTTGAGACTTGACTATGAGCGTAGTATTAAGTTATAATTATAAATAAAAGACCTATAGGAGGAAATGTATGAGATTATTACTTTTAGCTATACTGTTAGTACCAAGTTTCGCTTTTGCTCAAATTACAATTGTTTCAGAAACACCTAGATATGTTACAGTCACACATCGGGAATGTGAAGTGAGAGAAGTTTATGTAGAGAACAAGTTAGGTAGTTCTTTATTAGGAGGCATTATAGGAGCTGCTATAGGAAATCAAATCGGCGGAGGTTCCGGCAAAGATATTGCTACGGTTCTTGGAGCTATCACAGGAACTAATGTTGGACGCACTCGTGCTGAAAACAGAGGAAGAATTGAGTATCGTGAAGTATGTCACAATGTAGAAACACAGGTACAGAAAGGTAAGTATGTTACGATGAGTTATGAGGGTAAGACACATACTATACTTATGGAATAATTATATATTTAAATGCCGCTATAGCTCAGCCGTGGTAGAGCAGCTGACTTGTAATCAGCAGGTCCCGAGTTCGACTCTTGGTGGCGGCACCATATTCGTTGAAGCATGAAATAGGAAGTTTGGACGGGGGTGCAAATCCTCCCGCCTCCACCAATAAAACACGAGGGGGGCGTTTTAGATTCGACAGACAACTGAAGGCATGTGGAGAATCGGTGAGGAAGCTACCGTAAACGCAACAAAACTTATAAATGCCAATGATGAGGTATTTTCTTTAGCTGCATAAGCTAAACGGGGCATGGGCACCGCCTTGTAATTAAACGGGCCCACAGACTAAGGGAAAATTTTATGTTAAAAATAGTAGAAGAAACACTTCCTATGATTAGCGTAATAACAGGGATGTCCTTGTTATTTGTTCTGACTTATGATAAGCAAGAAGAAACTCCAATAGTTGAAAATGTAAATAGTTCTTTTGCCTCTGAAATAACGGGGCGTGATTTTGATTATTCTTGGTATGCAAATGCTGAGAAAGAAATTGAATGCTTGGCGACAAACATTTATTTTGAAGCACGTGGAGAGTCTTTTGAGGGCCAGAAGGCAGTGGCCTTTGTAACGCTAAATCGTGTAGAGAGTGATAGATTTCCGAACGATATTTGTGAGGTTGTTTATCAGGCGCAATATGAAGTTTGGTGGGCTAGTCACAATGATGGATACTTGCCCATTCGTGATAAGTGTCAGTTTAGTTGGTACTGTGATGGAAAGTCAGATAGAATACGAAATTCGTCTGATTATCGAGATTTGTATCAACTAGCTTCACAAGTCATTGTAGGAAAGTATAAAGATAACACTGAAGGCGCTCTTTGGTATCATGCAGATCATGTAAAACCTATTTGGCGTTTAGATTATAATAAAATTGCACAAATAGACTCGCATATTTTTTATGCCAGTTATTAATGTCTTGACATTAACGAGAAAAATGATATAATAGTAATATGAGTAGTTATGAAACAGCAAGAATAGTAGTAACAGGCGGCTGTGGATTTATAGGATCACATTTAGTTGAAAAACTACATGACTTAGGATTCCATGTTACAGTAGTAGACGATAACCGCCAAGGAGATTATCGTTGGGACTTACCGAGAGTAGTTTATGTTTCTGAGGATGTTGCAACTTGTAATCTGACAGAATTTATGTCAAGACCCATCGCAATATTTCATTTTGCAAATATTACTCGTGTTACAAGTGACGTTGAAACCCCGCAAGAGGTAATTAACAAAAATATACAAGCAACAACAGCAGTTTGTGAATGGGCAAAACATTGGGAAACTTACTTGTTTTTTGCAACAGTCCCAGAAGAAAAATTTGTAGATAAGTCCAATTCTTACTATTGGAGTAAGAAAACATCTGAAAGTATACTTAATTTGTATAGTGAAATGTATGAACCATATTTTTATTATGTTAATATGGTTCTATATAATATATACGGACCAAGAGAACCGGACCATGGAAAATTTAGTTCTGTGATTAAAAAGTTTAAAACTAATTATTTAAATGGTCTTCCTATTACAGTGTATGGAAACGGAAAGAAAAAACGTGATTATACTCATGTTGACGATGTAGTACAAGGTATGTTACAATTGTTAGTAGAAGACTCTTTATCGAAAGAAGTACATCTTGGGAAAGGCTCTCCTAAGTCAGTAATGGCAATAGCAACAGCGTTTGATACTACGGTTATACATGAGTTTGATGTGCCAGGTGAGCCAGATATTGTAGAATGTACAACGCCTTATATAGAATGTCCTAATGATGTCATAAAATACATCAATAGTTGGTTGAAGGAGAATCCGATTGATAACTAGAGTAGTGGTAAACGAATTTATGTCTAATCCAGAGAAGATGACCGATGTTTTCATTATTACCAAAAAATTCAAAACCCCCTCTGAATTTTCACAGCATATAGAAAGGAGGGCTGTACACACTAAGTCCCCATATATGGATATTCTTTTAGAATATTGTAGTAAGAATGATATAGAAATAGAAAGTGTAAATAAACTGTTAAGTTCCAGTCTTAAAGATAAGTTAGAGGCAGAGGCACAAGATTTAAATCTTCTGAAAGTCAAGGCAAACAAACTACCTTTTTGACATGGATCCCTTTGAAGTTTACAGACTTTATTTAGCTTTAAGATTACACTTTACTACTAAAAAGTATGACATAACCAAAACTAGAGGTGCTGTCAGAAGTAAAAAAGAAACCTTTCTAAGAAGAAGAGATGTAATTTCTTTCCGAAAGCTGGCTAGAGATTACGATAGAACCGAAATTATCAACATCTTAGTTGCTAACTTTGTAAGCGGAGACAAATGGGGTGGCATGTTTGATGCTTCTTCATTAGAAACTTACAAAAAGTGGTTGACAATGAAGCAAAAAATGTTGTATAATTTTAGTACTGATTTAGATAATATTATTCTAAATATGGAATTAAATGATATCAAATCAGCGATACATGAAGACACACATCCTCTAATTTTTAAGATGTACATGAGCCGTGAAATCAATTTAGAAACAGTAGTTATGTTAGATAAATTGAGGCCCTTTGTTGAACAGTACAATGATGATTTTGTTCTTGATGAGGTGTGTCTTCTAGTATCGAAATATAGACCCTTTGTTAGATTTGACAAAGATAACATTAACTTGAAATTTGAAGGAAAATTAAATTTAATTTACGGAAATGAGCAAGTCTAATAAATTTAAACCGCAAGAAAAGCGCATCAAGCGCATTGAAAAACGCCCTGAAAAGAAAATTGACAGGGAATTAAAGCGTATAAATAAAATTGACGCATCGAATATAGATGATGTGTTAGAAAAATTATACGATAATTAATACAACGCTATACAACGCAATACAAAATACAAACCATATATCGCATACAAGGAGAACTATATGTCGTTCAATACTCTATCTGATCTACGCAAAGCCCGTGGCAACTTCGATTCACTCATGAAAGAAGTTGAAAAACTAGATTCGCCTCAGCAAAATAACAGGGGTGATGACAGAGAATGGAAGCCTACCGTAGACCAAGCAGGTAATGGCTATGCTGTTATTCGCTTTCTACCCGCCCCTCAAGGTGAAGACATGCCTTGGGCTCAACTTTGGAATCATGGATTTCAAGGACCAACTGGTAAGTGGTACATTGAAAACTCACTTACTACACTAAAGCAAACTGATCCTGTTTCTGAACTAAATTCAGAACTTTGGAACAGTGGTGTTGAAGCAAACAAGGATGTAGCTCGTAAACAGAAACGCCGTCTTTCTTACTACGCTAACATTCTTGTAGTTGAGGATTCTGGTAATCCTTCTAACAACGGTAAAGTTTTTCTTTACAAGTTTGGTAAGAAAATCTTTGATAAGATCAAAGACGCAATGCAACCTGAGTTTCAAGATGAAGATCCAATGAACCCATTTGATTTCTGGGACGGTGCTAACTTCAAACTCAAAATTCGTCAGGTTGAAGGCTATCGTAACTACGATAAATCTGAATTTTCATCTGTAAGTCCTGTTGCTGACAGTGATGAAGCAATTGAAGCGATTTGGAATCAGCAGCATTCACTAGCTGAAATCGTATCTCCTAGTA